CCACGTATTGCCCCCCACACTCGCGTGCAGGATACTGACCATGTAGCTCTCTGAGCCACCTCTTGACACACCAGGTATTTGTCGTGCCTGGTACCTTTGAAATATGTAATATGTAGAGATATGTAATATACAGTAATATTTTGTGCTCCCCGCTCAACAGCATTGGTGTTCCCAATACCTAGCTGTTTTGCAGTTCTTATTTTTATTTTCTTTTATTTATATGTATAATGCTGGGGTGAACAGCACCGAATATGCATTATGATTGATATGTAGTATGTATATATATAGCCACTTCCAGGTTAGAAGTGGTAGAGTGCGAAACAATGGCGATGCCGTATCAGGAAGATTAAAATCTCGGGCCATTGTAGTAGTTCGCGGGTCTCCCCCACACATCGCTGTGTGGACCCCAACTTTGTCAAACTCTGCTGACAATAACAAGCCTACTGTGTGGCTACTCGCAACGCAGGTCCGAGGCGGACGGCCTGAACGAGAAACACATAGGAACCCACTGCAGTAGTTGCAGTTTGGTATCCAACGGCTTCATTCAAGTTTCCAGCGACGGCTGCGTCGAGACTAGCGTAGACTGTAAAATTACCTCCCACGTCCAACAAATAGAATACATGGCCGTCAGCAACGGCCAAATTTGTGGCATTTCCTGTGCTAAGTGTTGTGGTGGTGATTGCGCCGGAACTAAAGGTTCTTGCCCAGACCGACCATGTGGCCGGCCCGGTGGGTAGAACACTTTGAGATACAATCATGACGCATCTATAAATGCCGCCCGCACCCATAAGGGAGATCCCGGATCCTCCAATTCTCACTACGTCAGTGATGGCATTGACTGCAGAATCGTCAACAAACGTTGCAATCGTACCATTACCAACAGAGCAGGGGATGACGGTTGGGTGGTATGTAAATAGAGGGTCTTTGAATTCAATCTCGTAGTGTAGGATGAGAATTCCGCAGGTGACCTTGGCTTCGCAGATGGTATAGACCTGGATTTCTTCTTGAATGGCGTCGTCAAGGTCAGCATCAATTAAAGCATCCACGATAAACCATTCAGATTTGCATTCAATAGCGATGGAGTCTTCTTTCCACACCGGTGTCGCAACAGCATTGCCTTGCGACAATGCGCGACTTAAAAATGTAGAAGAGGCCCCACTGATGAACGGTTCTTTGACTGTGCTAGTGGAAGTCATGATGACTTGACCTTGGGTTGAGGTTGGAACACTGGGAATGTATTGTACGACAGCGGTTTTAAATCGAAACTTTTCATACATTCGAGAAAGTGATCCAAGAGCACCATTCATGTAGTAAATGGGGTTCAAGAGGACGGAACTGGCTGGCGAGTAAGTGCTAGATAAACTAGCAAAAACACTACCAGCGAAATCACTGCCGGTAATAACGGCAGTATTTCCGTTACGTGAAACGGTCGGTTTACGCATGCGAAGAGAGTACCCATACGCGGCAGGTATCGAAGTAAGCGAAGCCGCGGTGACGTTTCGCTGTTTGACGGCCGATGTAGAATTGGGCTTAGTTCCTCGTAAATTAGGTGTGGATTTGGACTTGTTATTTTGTTTTGGCATTGAATATTGTTTTGATGTTTTGGGTTGTGAAATATAATTATCGATGGTTCGAAAGGCACGCTGTCCAGCGACGGCTGTGGCTGCTAGTGATTGCTTGGGGCCGGCAAGTAAATTGCTGGCCACAAACAAGTCATCGGCGGCATTTAGGTCACTGCCAGTGGCGTAGGCATTATCGTGTATGCGGCATGTGTTGTCGAATTCATCAATGGGTTCGATGGTACCAACCACAGAGGGCTGAACTTTTCCATCGGACCAATTGTTTCCGCAATAATTACCGTGATATCGCATTATAGTGGGCTTGAATGTATATCAGCTAGGTGCGCAGTTGTATCATCTCGATATTCGAGGATTAGACCATCATAATACCGCTCAAGGGCGATCTGTTCATCCGGTGTAACGTTCCAGGCCTGCATGAAACTAACGCGCGAGGCGTCAGTGATGGGTTTAGCAACAGACTCTAGCTTTCGCCTGAGCATTGCCATTCCCGACTGCATTTGAACTGAGTTGTTTACGTTGGACGGTAGACCATTCCGCATGTAGCACTGATACAAAGACTGCATAACTGGTATGCCGGCACATAGAGCTAGCCCACATTCTCCTATGGCAAATAGCCATTTCTGCATAGAGGTGGGCCCAGAGATGGGGTTGAGGCAGATTGAATCCTTTTCTCTGGCGGTATTGAAGTTTCGCACCATGGTGTATCCAGTAGCAGTGGCTATAGGACGCATCTGGCAAAACTCAACCTGTTCAAGTATGTACACTGGTGGTTCCACGGTCATTCTAAAGCCCATGTCCAAGAACCAGGTCGGTATTTGGCTTGAAAATAGTTTTTGATGCTTGCGTTCCATAAACGCCACACAATCATCACCGTTGTTGACTAGCTTGATCGGCACTCCAACATAGTTGGAGTACGCATAAACCAGTCCACACATGATTATGCAGTTACCAAGCGCAGTATTCATG